CTAAAAATTGATTACCCCACATGTCTTCAGCAGTGCTTTGAGTAATTTGATACTTGGAAACTCCTCGATGAGTAGATGAGCCAATGTCCTCAGCTTCTAAAATTTCTTCAGCAAGTTGTGAAGGATGGTCAGCATAACCTTCCATTAAAGCTTTTTCATCTCCCCACCAAGTTTCCTCATCAATCCAAACATCAATTGTATAAGCAATCTGCCTTCTTCCATTCAAAGTTACTTTAATTTGCTTTGACATAATCTAATTCCTCCTTACTCGTTCCTACAATCTCATTAATCATTTGAATTATAGTATCTGAGTATCCACCATTATTGTGCCATCCCATATCTACGCTCCATAACCATAACGAATCCCTATCGGATATCGATACGCGTTCGCGCATGTGTGTGATGAATCTGTACAAGATATTAGCTCGTTTAATTGGGCAAGTAATTTGCAAAACATTGTCCACATGTTGTACAGCGACACTTTTATAAAGTTTTAGAAGTTCCTTATCAGCATTTCTTCTTAACATAATGTTGTGTGATACAATCAGAAAAAAAGCGCCCTCTTACCTCAGCGCTTATCCAGCTATCTGGAAATGTAAAGATTGTCTAATTGGTCTTCAACCCAATCTCTAATCTCGCCTTCCACATCAGCAGTAACGACTTCATCAACATCAAGCCCAGCAAAATTTAAAATAGTTTTGATGGCTCTACGTAGCTCAGTTTGAGTTGCAGAATATTCAGTCAACATTGAATCCAATTCTACAAGCTTTTCTCTAAGCTCAGTTTCGTTGAGAGTACTAAATTTAGTTTCCTCTGACATTGTATCTTCCTCCTTATTTAATGTTAGCTTCCTACGGCTACAATAGTATGTTAATCACTGTTAACAGAATTGCAAGGGGTTATTTTAAAATAATTTATATAGGTCAGTTTGCCGACCATACTATCTAGTATATGTAGATGTTGAATGCCAATATTGATATAGTAAGACAACATTAATAAAACGACTCCATATAGTAATATTGATATGGCAAGGTAACATTCCTATCATGGATGAGCCAAGACCATAATTATAATGCTCCCACACGCACCGACACCCCCCCCACCCCCAAAGCGCGCGTGCATGGACATACTAATGGATTAATCCCCACAGTGGAGGGTAAAATCGCAATATTAACCTCATTTTATTGACAAGATACCTATAGGTTTGTAAGATATAGATATGAGTAAAATCCTTACAGAGCAACAAAAACTGTTTGTTCAGCACTATAGCCAATCAGGTAATGCAAAACAGTCAGCAATTAAAAGTGGGTACTCAGAAAAATCTGCAGAACAGCAGGGTTATGAGTTAAAAAACAAGCTTGCAGGCGAAATTGAAAATGCTACTAGAAAATTAATGGCAGGTGCTGTACCAATGGCAGTTAATAAATTAAAAGCATTGGCCGAAGACCCAAAAATAAGTCCTTCGGTAAGGTTGGGTGCAATTAATTCTATCTTGGACAGAACTGGTTATCAAACAACGCACAAAGTTGAAGATGTTACTGGTAAAAAAACTGACGAGGAATTGCAAACAGAGTTAAATCATTTATTATCTTCTATTTTTGTAGATAAAAAAGATATTAACTAGAGTTAACTATGCAACCTGACGCACTGCGAAAGAGTTTTGAGGTCTTGCACCAAAAAGTAACAGCAGTTATTTATTATTGTGGTACTACTTATAGTAAAGATGCAGAGCTTATGCGTATAATTAGAGAGATTGCAGAGCCATTAGACGATTTATATAGCCATTATTGGGAGTTAGATTTAGAAATGATACCAAAAACCAAGGATAAAATACTAAATTGAGCGAAGAATTAGCAAGAGCAGTAGAAATAGCTAAAGAATTAGAGCATAGAAAAGCTACAAATAAATTAGCAGACTATAAACCTTACGATTATCAAAAAAAATTTCACAATACTGTAGCATCACAACGATTACTTATGGCAGGAAATAGGATAGGCAAGTCGTTTTGTGGTGCAACAGAACTAGCAATACATCTAACAGGCAAATAT